AAGAAGAGTTGTGAAAGCAACTGAGCAATGTATGAAGTGGATCAATGACGTAAAAGAAATGCAAGAGTTAATGACACCTAACTACTTGCCTATGCTGATACCTCCTAAAGATTGGACATCTCCAAGAGAGGGAGGATATTACTCGAAGTTACCTTTGAAATTATTCAAGAGTAATAACGAAATCATTGAAGCTAATTGCACTGGTAAAGAACCTGTCTATCAAGCAGCAAACATCCATCAATCAATTGGTTGGAAGATCAATGATTGGATGCTCGACCAGGTAGACCATGCTTCAGATAACAATCTAGAAGTGGGTGCTTTATTACCAAGAGAAGGGTGGCCTATTCCTCCATACCCTAAGCATTTAGATGAGAATGATTTAGGTGTACTGAACTGGAGGAGAAAAGCAAAGATCCTTCACGAAAAGAATGAGCGTACAAGGAACAAGCGAATAGCTAATGCAAAGATCCTTTGGATTGCTCGCAGGTTTAAAGATGAGGATCAGATTTATTTCCCTATGAGTCTGGACTTCAGAGGTAGATTTTATTATCGACCTCCCTATCTAAATCCTCAAGGCAATGACATCTCTAGATCGTTGCTGCTATTTGCTAATGCTAAACCTATCAACACTGAAGAGGATCTCAACTGGTTAAGGATACATGGAGCAAACCTCTATGGTCTTAAGTCAGATTGGCAGACTCGTATTGATTGGGTAATAGAAAGAGAACAGCTAATCACTGGAGCTGGCAATGATCCTTGGAGTAATGCTGAGTTCTGGATGAGAGCTGATAAGCCTTGGAGTTTCTTAGCTTTCTGTCGTGAGTATCACCTGTTTAGATCTCAAGGGTATGGGTATCAATGTGCCTTGCCTGTGATGCTTGATTGTACTTGCTCTGGTATCCAACATTTCTCTGGACTCTTGAGAAATAAAGAGATGGGTTCAATGGTAAACATTGCACCTTCAGATAAACCTCAAGATATTTATGGAACTGTTATCACCAAGGTTAATGAAGCTCTAAGAGATAGCACTGATGATCGAGCTAGGAAGTGGCTGATGCTGCAACCTGATAGGTCATTAGCTAAGCCTTGTGTTATGACCACTCCTTATGCAGCTAGTAGAACAGCGTTCTATTACTACGCTTATGAGTGGGCACAAAAGAGAGCTAAAGATCTATTCGGGAATGGATCATGGACAGTTCAGAAGGGATGTATGACAACCATGCACTTCATGGCAAACATTCTTCATCGAGAAGCTACCAAGATTATTTCCCCTGCTGTTGCTGCTATGAAATACTTCAAAGCAATAGGACTAAGAGCTGGCAAAGAAGATCAACCACTTCAATGGAGATCTCCTAGTGGGCTATTAGTACAACAGCAGTATCAGAATCAAAGAGAATCTAGGATCCGTCTTAGATACCTCTCAGATATCTCTCTTGATATACGGACAGCAGTCGAAACCCCAGGTCTAGACAACACTCGAATGGCTAATGCTTTAAGTGCAAACATTTTGCATAGTTTTGACTCAAGTCACATGGCAATGGCATCAATCCTTGCTATAAAGAAAGACCCCACCACAAACATAGGAGGTGTGCATGATTGCTTTGCCACTACCCCCTCAGAAATGAGCAAGCTGAGAGATTCTGTTAGGCAGAGCTTTGCTGATCTATATCAAACAGATTGGTTAACACAAATCAAATTACAGCTCGAATCACAAATCAAAAACACCGAGGATCTGCCACCTGAGCCTGTGCTCGGAGACTTAGATCCATCTATTACAAGAACATCTAACTATTTCATCACATGATTAAATCAGAAGTCTTAAACCTGACAACACCTAAATGCAAATTCCAATTCGCCTGGCTTGTTGAACCTGATACTAAGTTTGAACAGCCAGGAGTATGGAAAGTAACCTGCCTAATCAATCCGACTGAAGCAGAGGATCTCATCAATCAACTAGATGGATTGCTTGAGAGATGGAAGACTCAACTCAAAGCAGCTGAGCCTGATAAGAAATTTAAACTCGCAGCTCTACCCTGGGGAACAGAAGAGGTAGATGGAGAACCATACTTTGTTGTTAAAACAAAGATGAAAGTTGGAGGTATTAATCAAGCTGGTAAGCAGTGGAATAATAGACCTCCCTCTTTGTTTAATTCCAATGGAACTCCTATGACTCCAGAGGAAAGAGAGGCAGTAAATAAAATGGGGCCAGGAACTGAAGGTCAAGTAAGTATTCGTTGTTCTGGATACTCAGGTAACTTTGGAGTTGGAATAAAGATTCAACCTGAAGCTGCAATTATCCATAAGCATATTGAATACTCAAAGGACGCTACAAGCTATGGCTTTCAAACAGAAGAGACGCAAGAACAGTGTCCAGTCACACCAGCAGCAACAACAACAGTCTCAGCTGGAGACGAGTTCTAAATATAGAAGTAAATTTGAGGCTGGCCTAGCAGCTGGCCTCATCCAAAACAAAGTCAACTTCACTTATGAAGATATGACTTTGCCTTATGTCATCAAGGCTACCTATCGACCTGATTTCATTCTTAGTAATGGTGTGGTCATAGAAGCTAAAGGTCACTTCAGACCAGAGGACAGAAAGAAATTGCTTGCTGTAAAAAAGCAACACCCAGACTTGGATATAAGACTCTGCTTTATGAGAGCTAAGGAACGACTTAGCAAATCAAAAAGATCTATGACTTATGGCGAATGGGCTACAAGAAATGGGTTTAAGTGGAGTGAAAAGTCTATCCCTCAAGAATGGTATGAACCATGATTACTTCTACTAAACACATCCTTATCAATGGCAAAGAACAGTTAATTACTGAGGACTACAAGCTCATTGAAAAAACAGATCGAGCTGGTAGCAATGGCAAAAATATCAAGTGTCCTCACTGTGAAAATGTCCAAAGGGCTTATCACTTGAGATGGAGTTCTAACTCTTGCCACTCATGTAATGCTGACGTATCTAAATACGACTGGATGATTGACCAACTCGATACATGGAGAACTCCTAGATGATTTATCACTCACCTCAAGACAAGTACAGATACAAGCTAAGACTTGTAGAAAAGAAAGGAGGAGCTAGTAGCTACGCATACATCACTGCATCTACTGCTACTAAAGCAATTGATAAAGCTTACGAACTTCATGGAAGAGACAAAGGTATTTATGTAATCAACTGGGAACTGACATGAAAGCTACTAAAGGAATCCTTCTCGAAGATTACCCCTTGCCTAAAGGAGTCAATGAGAACACAAGAGAAAAAGTTAAGTACGCAGCTAAACGAATCAAAGAACTTGAAACCCTAATTGAACACTGGCAAAAAGATGAAAAGCAAAAGCAAGTATCTAAGGCATGAGCCTTGCCCCGAATGTGGTAGTAAGGATAACCTTGCTGTCTTTGATGATGGACATGCTCATTGCTTTGGATGCGACTATCAGTATCAACCAACAAAAGAAAACAAACCAAGATTCATGACTAGCCCACCACAAAAGAAACCGTCACCACTAATTAAGTTTGTTAATCCTGTTGCTCTTAAGAAGAGAGGAATCTCTGAAGAGACATGCAAGTTCTTTCCTTATGGAATAGCTGAATACAATGGTCAGCCAGTACAAGTTGCTAATTACTTTGACAACTTAGGTAGACCTTGTGCTCAACATGTTCGCTTCAAGGATAAAAGATTTATTTGGTTAGGTGATACCAGCAAAATGATGCTGTTCTCTCAGCACAAATGGAGGCAGACAAATCAAGGTAATACTTTTGTCGTAATAACTGAGGGAGAGATAGATGCTATGTCTTGCTCTCAGATACAAGGCAACAAGTTCCCTGTTGTGTCGCTGCCGAATGGTGCTCAATCAGTTAAAAAGTATTTATCACTTCCAGAGGTAAACAAATGGCTATCCCAATTTGTAAGAATTGTTCTATGCCTAGACTCTGATGAGCCTGGCATGGCTGCTGCCGAGAAAGCACTTGAAGTGTTACCTCTTGGTAAAGCAGCAATATGCAGACTCCCTAGAAAAGACGCTAATGAAATGCTCCTCGCAGGAGAGGGGGAAGAACTTAGAGATCTCTTATGGAAAGCACAACCTGCAAGACCTGATTCAATCTTACCTGCCGCTGGATTGTGGGAAGAACTAATCAAGCCAGGTGCTTCAGCAGTTTGTCAGTACCCTTGGCCTGAACTAGATAACTACACAAAGGGTTATCGCAAGGGAGAAATGCTGACCTTTTGTGCTGGATCAGGTACAGGTAAATCAACTATCTGTCGTGAGTTAGCACATCACTTCCTTAAAGAAGGACTCCGAGTTGGATACATAGCACTAGAAGAAAGTGTTCAACGTACCCTGCAAGGAATCATTGGTGTTGAAATCTCTAAGCCATTACATCTACAACCTGATTGCATATCAGAAGAAGAATTAAAGAAAGCATTTGATCGACTCACTGGATCTAATCGACTCTTCTTGTATGACCACTTTGGATCTATTGATCCTGATAGGTTGATCGAACAGATTCAATATCTAGCTACTGCTGAAAATGTAGATGTAGTTATCTTGGATCACTTGACCATTGTTATCTCTGGTATCAGTGACCTAGATGAGAGGCGAGCACTTGATGTTACTTGTACCAAACTAAGACAAGTAGTAGAAAGTACAGGTGTAGGACTAATCGTAGTCTCACACCTCAAAAGACCAGAGGGGAAAGGACATGAAGAGGGAACTCAAGTGTCACTCTCTCATCTCAGGTCATCACATTCAGTGGCTCAACTAAGTGATTTAGTTATAGCTGCTGAAAGAAACCAGCAAGGAGATCCAGCTGAGAAGTCATCTCTTCAGTTGCGTGTCCTGAAAAATAGATTCAGTGGGTCTACAGGCCCAGTGGATAAACTTCTTTACGACCAGAACTCAGGTCGATTACTAACACATTTATTCCTATGACTTTATTAATTGATGCCGACTGGCTTGCTTACTCTTCATGTTGTGCTTGCGAGCAAGATGTGAGATGGACTGAAGATATACATAGTCTTTGGTGTAGCGAGCAAGATGTAATGGAATTGTTTGAGGCAAGAGTCAGTCATTACCAATCAATCGCTGATGACAAAGGCCCAGTCATCATGTGCTTCACTGAATACCCAACCTTTAGACATGGGATTTTTGATGAGTACAAAACTAATCGGATAGGTAAACGTAAACCTTTAGCATTAAAAGAAGTTAGAAAAAAAATAGTAAAAAATTATCAGGCTATTAGCTTTGATGGCTTAGAAGGTGATGATGTTATGGGCCTTCTAGCTACTGGTAATAGATATGAAGATCCGATTATTGTTTCACCCGACAAAGATATGAAAGGTGTGCCTTGTCGATTGCTTGCTAATGATGAGATTGAATTGATTACGAGAAAGAGAGCTGATAGAAACTGGATGCTTCAATGTTTAACTGGAGATTCAGGAGATAATATTCCTGGTCTGATTGGAGTTGGTCCAGTAACAGCTAATAAAATTCTTGGTGATGCTGAGTCCCTATCAGATATGTGGGATAAAGTTATTACTACTTATGAAAAGAAAAAGAAAACTTATGCTGATGCACTGATGACAGCTCGACTAACAAGAATACTTAGAGATGGAGAATATAATCATGTAACAGGAGAAGTAAAATTATGGGAGCCAACACTATGAATGAAGATGATCTATGGCCTCCGATAGATGAGGCTCTAATTAAAAAACTAAAAGAGATTTATGTAGACAAATGTCCCTCTATTGATACACCTGATCGAGAGATATGGAGAGTGTTAGGTCAAGTCGAATTGGTAAGAATGTTAGAATCAGTCTATATTGAGCAAAACAAAGTCGGAGAGTAGCTATGTGTGGTGGTGGAGGAGGTGGAGGATCAGGCTCTGGAGAGAGTCTTCAACTCCAAAGAGAATCACTTCAATTATCTAAAGAACAGTTTGAAGAAAGTAAACGTCAATGGGGTGAACAGTTCCAATGGCAACGTGATAAAGCTGCTGAACAAAAAAGAATAGCTCAAGCTAGAGCTGGTAAAGGCCCAGTAAGAACAACTGAATATGCTATGTCGGCTTTAGAAGGTAGATCAGGACTTGGCTTTGGTAAAGATAGATTGAAAAAAGGTGTAACAGGTAAGGGTCTAGCTATCGTTTAACCAATGGAACTCAACATCACAACTAATGTTGACCAGCAACCAGGGAAAGCTCCTAAGAAAAGGGAGGGAACTGTTGCTTCTCGATATGAACAGTTAAAAACTAATCGCAATCCTTTTGAAGATAGAGCTAGAGATTGTGCAAAGGTAACGATTCATTCTCTATTTCCTGATGATGGACATGGAGATCAAGGAAGACTGAAGACTCCTTATCAATCAGTAGGAGCTAGAGGTTTACTTCACCTCTCTAATAAATTAGGTCTTAGCCTTTTCCCTCCTAATACTCCTTTCTTTAAATTAGAAATAGATAGCCTTGCTTTACAAGTAGAAGAAGCTGGCCCAGAAATTAAAACAGAATTAGATACTGCCTTAGTTAAGGTCGAGCAAGCTGTAATGAGTATGCTCGAAACTATGTCAGCTAGAGCTTCAATGCATGAAGCTTTTAAACAATTACTTGTAGCTGGAAATGTATTGCTATATGTAAATCCTGATGGAATAAGAGTTATTCATCTTCAGAACTACTGTGTTCAACGTGATCCAATGGGTTGCGTTAAAGAAATTATTGTAGAAGAAGAAGTTTATCCTGATGCTTTACCTGATGGATTCTTACCTGACAGATTAGAAGATGATAAAACGACAGGCCCAGTAAAGAAAACAGTTAAGGTTTATACCTGTGTCAAGTTTGATAAGGATGTATGCACTTGGTATCAAGAGGCAAAGGGAGAAGAGATTCCTAATACCTATGGTATGTGTCCAGAGAATTGTAGTCCTTGGATTCCATTGAGGTTTAATCGAATTGAAGATGAAGAGTATGGGAGAAGTTATGTCGAGCAATACTATGGAGATCTTCTATCACTTGAATCTTTATATCAAAGCGTACTTGAAGGTAGTGCAGCCGCTGCAAAGATTCTATTTCTAGTTAATCCCAATGGAACTACTAGACCTAGAACAATTGCTAATGCAGCAAATGGAGCAATCGTTCAAGGTAATGCTGCTGATGTAAGTGTTATTCAAAGTCAGAAGGCACAAGATTTAGGCATAGCTCAACAAACTATTGATCGTATAGAAGCAAGATTACAATTTGCTTTCTTACTTAATACTGCAATTCAAAGACCAGGAGAAAGAGTAACAGCAGAGGAAATAAGATTTATGGCACAGGAATTAGAAGCATCTATCGGTGGATTGTATTCAATACTGACTCAAGAACTACAGTTACCACTGGTACATCGACTAATTTATGTATTACAAAGAAAGAAAAAATTACCTGAGTTTCCTAATAACGAACAGACTGGAGAGCCTTTAGTTAATCCCAAACCTGTTACTGGTTTAGAAGCTATTGGTAGAGGTGATGATCGTAACAAGTTAGTTGAGTTCATCACTGTTGCTCAACAAGCTCTTGGCCCTGAAGTCATGGCTAAGTATCTAAACATGGAAGAAGCTCTTAGGCGTTTAGCTGCAAGTGGATCTATAGATACAACAAACCTAGTTAAGACTCCAGAGCAATTACAACAAGAGCAAGCTCAAGCTCAAGCCGAGCAAGAGCAAATGCAGCAACAAGAACAAATGGCTGCTTTAATGCAGTCAGGAGCTGCTGCAAAAGTAGCTGACAATTACACAAAAGAAGGAGCACCTTATGGCCCCCAATTCACAGAAGGAGGAACAGTCCCCAACTCCCTCCCCAACCCAGTCCAAGACCCAGGAATCCCAAGTGGCCCAACAGGAGCCGAAGTCCAAGGCTAAGGCCAAGGTTAAAGTTGAGCCTGGAGTAACTCAGGACAACGACCAACATTACACAATTCGCTAAATCCCACCATGCCAGAAGCACTCACTATTAAAGACGAACCAACAACAGCTGTTGCACCAGAGCAATCAACCGAAACCACAGAAGATTCTGGATTGCTTGCTGGTAAATACAAATCTCAAGAGGAGTTAGAGAAAGGTTATCTCGAACTCCAACAACAACTAGGAAAGAAAGAACCTGCTGAAGAATCTGGAATCAGTGAATCTGAACCAGAACTAGAAGATAAAGAAACTCCTGAATCTCGTAGTGCTACAGATATTTATGGTGAATATATCGGTAGCAAATTTGAAGAGGCTGGTATTGACTACGAGGGAATGAACTCTCGCTTTCAAGAAACAGGCCAATTAAATGATGACGACTACAAAGAATTAGGAGAGGCAGGATTCAATAGAGATATGGTCGATGCCTATCTCCAAGGTATTCAGTTCAATGCACAAAGAGATACTGAACTCCAACAAGGACAGGTCAAAGAGATTCAAGATATGTATGGAGGGGTAGATGCCTATGGTGAAATGATTACTTGGGCAGCTGGAGTCTTAACAGATAGTGAGAAATCTGCATTTGATTTAGCTATTAATAATCCAAACTATGACATGGTAAAACTTGCAGTAGCTGGATTACATGCTCGCTATATGGCTGAAGGAAATAAGGAGCCAAAGCTAGTCAGTGGCAGAGGAACTAAGAGAGGAAGTAAAGCTAAGTTTGATTCAATGGCTCAGGTTGTAGCAGCTATGCAAGATCCTCTTTATGCTTCTGATCCTGCATTTAGAAAACAGGTTGAAGAGAAGCTTTCTAGATCAAATGTCGTTTAGGAGTTATCATTTAATTACCTAGACCTATTGACTGTAACTCTGGCCCCTTGCGAGGGACACCCTTAGTGAAAGGAAATCGAGGTCAGGAACCTTCTTTCTTTTTCTAGGTATTAATTTATGGCGAACATGACCGTATCCAGGCTCGGCCTGGTTAACAATACGGGTAGTAGTTATGACGCTCTCTTCCTAAAAGTTTTTAGTGGAGAAGTCCTATCTGCTTTCCGGAAGGCAACTGTATTTGAATCTCTGCACAATGTGCGGACAATCCAATCAGGAAAATCAGCCCAATTTCCAATAATTGGACTTTCTTCAACTGCCTACCATACGCCAGGAACCCAGCTGACAGGCAACGCAATCAAGCACGCTGAAGCTACCATCAATATTGATGACAAGCTTGTAAGTAATGTTTTCATTGCGGATATTGATGAGGCTAAGAATCATTACGATGTTAGATCTCAGTATTCAACTGAGATGGGCAACGCTCTTGCTTATACATTTGATCAGAATGTAGCTGCAACTATTGCACAAGCTGCAAGAACTTCCACTAACTTCAACACTGATCTTCCTGGTGGTACTCGAATCAAGATTGTTGCTGCAAACAAAGCAGCTGTAACAGGTGCAAACTTAGTTACTGCTCTATGGACAGCAGCTGAGAAGATGGACATCAACAATGTCCCTGAAGATAATCGTTACGTTGTACTTGGCCCAACAGAATATTACAAGTTGGCTCAAACAACTGATGTACTCAACAGAGACTGGGGTGGATCTGGAGCTTATGCTGATGGATCTGTCTTAAAGGTAGCTGGTATCAGCATCATCAAGTCTAATCATCTTCCTACTACAAACAGATCAGCAGTTACTGGTGAGAACAACACTTACCACGCTAACTACACTGACAACGTAGGTCTTGTCTTTAACAAGCAAGCAGTTGGAACTGTTAAGTTGATGGATCTTAAGATGGAACAAACAGGATCTGATGTTCATGCACTATGGCAAGGAACATTTATGGTCGGTTCTATGGCTCATGGTACTGGCGTTCTACGTCCTGACTGTGCAGTTGAGATCTACTGGGCAACTAGCTAACTTTATACTGGGGGAGGAAGTCGAAGGTCTCCCCCTTTTTCTTTATTCGTCATGGTCTTAACTCTCACTACAGAACTAGAAGCTATCAATAAAGTTCTACAAATGTCAGGTGAAGCTCCTGTCAGTAGTACGGTTGGACAAGTAGGTATTGCGAAGCAAGCTCAAGATGCTTTGAACAGTGCAAGCCGAGAAGTTCAATCAGAAGGATGGAGTTTTAATACTGATTATGAAAAGACACTTACAAGAAATAGTTCTAATGAAATTGAAACAGGAGTAACAACTACCAAGGTTATGGTAGATCCTGCTTTATATCCTGAGTACGATGTGATCCTTAGAAACGGTAGGTTATACGATAGAAAAACTCATAGCTTTACTTTCACTGAAGATTTAAAAGTAGATGTAACAACAATCCTTGATTGGTTGGAGCTACCTGAATATGCAAGAAGATACATCATGGTTAGAGCTGGCAGACAATTACAAGAATCAGTTGTAGGTAGTGAAGACTATGCAAAGATTAATATTACTGCTGAACTAGAAGCACGAAGTCAATTCTTAGAAGAAGAAACAACAACAGATGAGCACAGTATGCTACGAGGAAATACAAATCACACTGGTCACTTCTCTACTTATCGTCCTAGTCGTGCTCTTAGAAGGTAACTATGCCACTTGTTACTAAGTCAATTCCAAACCTTATTAATGGTGTTAGTCAGCAGCCATCAGCCTTACGACTTGCTTCTCAAGCTGAAGCAGTTGTTAACTGTATCCCTAGCTCTGTTGAAGGATTAAAGAAACGACCTCCTTTCTATCATCAGAATAGATTGTTTACTGGTAGTGCAGGAAGTACTAGACCCTTTAGTCATATCGTTGATCGTGATGGGAATGTTCAATATATTGTTTATATAACTGATGGAGATATAAAAGTATTTAGTCTTACAGGTGTAGCTCAGACAGTTACTTACCAACAATATGATGGCAATGGAAATGAAGTTAATAGTGGTGGTACTAGTTGTCAGTCGTATTTAGATATTGCTAATACTTCTGAACCTGCTAATACATTTAGGCTGGCAAGTATTGCAGATAATACATTTATAACTAACAGAGAAACTGTAGTTGAAATGGAATCAACTACTTCTACTGCTTATACTCAAGCGACTGGATTAGTTTTTATTAGACAAGCTGATTACAACACTACTTATAAAGTTACATTAAATGCTGGAGATCATGCAGAAACAACAGAAGAATTTACTACACCTATTATTGGATCAGGTTCATCTTCTAGTGCTCCTAGTAATAAAAGTGTTTGCGATGGATTAAGAGATCTAATTAATAATGATAGTGTTCTTGGCCCAGAATATACAGCAACAACAATAGAAGATTACTTACTTAAAATAGTTAAAGATGATGGAGGAGATTTCACTATCAAAGTTAGTGATACATTGGCTGATATGTTTATAGTTGGAATCAAAGGAGAAGTAGAAGCAATACAACAATTACCAGTTAAAGGAATCAATGGACAAATTATAAAAATCATTGGCTCTACTGCAACAGCAGCAGATGATTACTATGTAAAGTTTGAAACTACAGATGGAAGTACATCAGGTAAAGGTGTATGGAGAGAGACTGTTGCTCCTGGTATTGAATACAAACTAAAAGCAACCAAGATGCCTCATGTCTTGATAAGAAATGCCAATGGAACTTTTACATTTAAGAGACAAACATGGGGAAATAGAATTGCAGGTGATGCAACCAGTGCAAAGAATCCTCCTTTTGTTGGAGAGACTATAAAAAATTTAAACGTATTTAGAAATAGATTAGTAATGCTGTCGGATGAATATGCTTGCTTATCAGCAGCTGACGACTACACAAGATTCTGGCCTGAGACTGTTCAAACAGTTGTAGATAGTGATCCTATTTTTATAAGTACAGGTGGTACTGATATTAACTTTCTAACTTCAAGTATGGCGTTTTCAAACACGCTTCTTTTATTTAGTAGGAGTGGTCAATTCAGACTCGATACAGGAATGTCAGGGTTAGGTGCACCACTTACTCCTAGGACTGCAACGATAACAGCGATGACAAAATACGATTCAAATGAATTAGTTGATCCTATTGGTGTAGGTCGTACTGTTTTCTTTGCTGTTAACAAAGGAGATTTCAGTGGATTGCGTGAGTTCTATATTGCAGACGTAACAGGTTCAACTCCTATCTCAGCAGAAGTAACAGCTTCAGTACCTAGATATATTCCTAAGAACTTAGTAGCAATAGCAGCATCAGTTTCAGAAGAAACAATAGTACTGATTAGTAAGGATGAACCAACACGTTTATATATTTATAAATTTCTTTTTGAAGATGAAACTAAATTACAATCTGCATGGTCTTATTGGGAAATAAAAGGAAGCAAATCCATTCTCTCAGCTACGATCTTAGACAGTGATCTTTATATTATTACTGAATATGCTGATGGTGTTTATCTAGAAAAAGCATCATTAAGACCAGAGACAATTGATACTGGAACAGAGATCGAGGTCTTATTAGATAGAAAAACAACAGAAGCTAATTGTACTTTTAGTGTTACCAACTCAGGTGGATTAAATGCTCAAACTACAATTACCTTGCCCTATCCATTAGCCAATACAGGTGTAACAAAATTAGTAGGCAGACCTTTAACAGTAGGTGGAACAAACTATACAGACATCAATAGTTTTCCTACATCACAACCTTCTACCAATGCAGTCATCACTATTGTTAATGCAGAAGGATTAGTTATCAGCAGCTCAGGAGGATCAACTACAGGTAAGACGACAGGCAATGCAACAGTTACTATTACTGACTTTCCTTCTTACTTGCATAGCAAAACGATTCAAGCTAATGAAGCTATCTCTTTTACAAAGCAAGCTGCTACTAATACTTATAAATTCAGAGGGTTAATCAAACTAAAGCATGGATCTGTTCTGACACCTACAGCTGAAACAGTAGGAGATGCTTCTAATAATGGAACTATTACTGTTGATGGAGATGTAAGTACAACACCTTTTTATGTCGGTGAACCATACGATATGACCTATGAGTTCAGCACTCCTTATTTAAAAGCTCAAGATGAATCAGGAACTATTTCTGTTTCACCTTCTCCATATTTAGGAATAAGAAAATGGTCTGTTGTATTTGATAAGACTTCTTCTTTTGAATTAAAAGTTACTCCATACGGAAGACCTACTTCTACCTATCCTTACAATGGTTTTCAGGTTGGACAAAGTGTACTAGGTCAAGTTGGAATACCAAAAGAAAGTTTCAGAGTTCCTGTTATGACTCAGAATATTGATGCAAAGATTGAATTGTTTAGCAATAGTCCACTACCTTGTATCTTTCAATCAGCTGAGTGGGAAGGCTGGCTACAAGAAAGAGCGAGGAGAATTTAATAGTGGCAATCCTTAGACCTTCTGTCCTTTCAGATGTTTCTGTAGTAGCAGAAAACATGAGAGAAGAAGATGCTAATGAAGTAAAAGCACAGTCAGGAGCTTGTCCTAAAGGTAGCTTGCTCTATGCTTATTTTATGTCTAAGCCTTGCTTAACAACTGTTAGTCGTCATGGTCATCTCATGTCAATGGGAGGTGTTGTTCCATCAGGTAAAGATATTGGTCGTATATGGTTGCTAGGATCTCAATCAATGTTTGACGACTCTATTGATAAAAGATGGTTCTTAAGAAGCTCAAAAAAAACATTAGCTGAAATGCAGAAGCTATATCCTTTATTATTCAATATGGTTGATGCTCGGAATGAAGTCCATGTAAAATGGATTGCATGGTTAGGTTTTACCTTTATCAAAAAACATCTAAACTGGGGGCCAGAGAGTCGAATGTTTTATGAGTTCGTGAGGATCTAAGTATGTGCCCTCCTGCTGTCATTGTTGGTGTTATTTCTGCTGGTCTTGGATTCATCCAAAATCAACAGATGATAAAGGCACAAAATAGAGCAATAGAAGTACAGAATCAAAATGCCAGAGCACAGTTTGATGTAGCAAAATTACAGACAGAAGCAAATAGATTTAGAGAAAGACAACAGTATCAATCTCAAGAATTAGCAAATGATACAAGTGAGTTCTTAGCTGATAGAGCATTTGAGAAAGAAACACAATCTATTAATCTTCAGATAGCTCAAGCACAGGAAGAAGCAGCAATTAAGAAACGAGAGAAAAAACTAGAAGCAACTAAAGCAAAAGGAGAAATACTTGCGACAGGAAAAGGAGGAATAAATATTATTAATTTACTAGCTGATGTCGATTCGCAATATGGTCAGTTTGACTGGGCTGTTAATAGGAATCTTGCGTTTACAGGTTCTATTGCAGCACAAGATAAAAGCAGTGCAAATATTAGAAGAGCAAGTAGATTGGCTCAACTCAATCCTTATATAGAACGAACGTATATAGATCCTGCACGACCAATAGATCAACCGAAGATGAAGATGAATACAGGACTGGCATTGCTAAGTGCTGGACTACAAGGAGCTAGTACAGGTATGAATTGGAGTAGCAGTATGTCTGGAGCTGGGTATACCTGGGGTGGATGGACATCTACAGGTGGAAATCCTGCGGGGTATTACAAACCTCCTGTCAAATAGGTTAATTAACTATGGCAAAGTACACACACGGAAAAACCAAAGGGACTTCTGATCGCAAGAGTTCTAGAAGACTTTCATCTCTTAGTGGAACTACAAATCCAATTAAAGAATATAACATCAAGCATGGTGCTGGTGCTGTACCTCAATTCAAAACTATTACAAGTGATTATTACGAGTCTCAACCACTAGCTGTTCCTGGACCAGTTCAAATACCTGACGCACCAGAGATACCTGATGACAGCCAAAATCTTAGAAATTTAGCAACAGCACTTGGTGATGTAAATACGAAATTAAATCAGTTCATTCCTGGTTTCTGGGATTTTCAAGAGTCTATGGATAAAGCTGCTAGAGAAGAAGCAGAAAGACAAGCAGTTCAAAACGATGCTAATAGTCGTTTAAATCAAGCAAAAGATACTCTCGAAAGAAAAGGAGCAACTGATCCAGATGCTAAAGCTGCTTATGGAATATTCGCTTCAATGGATCAAAGAGTAGAAAGAGAATTAAGTGTCGTAACTGCTAGGAATAAAGGATTAACTTCTATCGGTAATTTAAATGAGTATGCATTACAGATATATAATGAGTCTTTGAACGATCCAACAAGAATAGATAAAGACTCAGGAGCTGTTGTTCCTTTAAATCCAAGTACACAAGAATTTACCAATTTACTTTTAAACAAATTAAAAACAGATATTGATAATCCTCAAGCTTACTTAGAGTTACAAGAGACAGCTCAAGCAGCAATTATAAATGCAAGAGCAAATGTCGCTAAGATTCATGCAGATTATAAAGATACAACATCAGTTAATACTTTAAAATTGAATCTTGGAAATACTATTTTAACTGCAAAATCTGCATCAGATCAAACATTATCGACTTTAAATTTTACTGATAACTTTAATCATTTCAGATTAAAATCAGGATCATCTATTAGTAATTATCAAACATATACCGAGCCATTAAAACTTTTAGAACTAATAGCAGATGCCACAGTTAGTCATTCAAATAGAACTGACCTTGCTGAGATATCAGATAAAACTTTAACGATGTTGTTAAATACAAGACTAGGTGCAGGTGAGGGGCAATTATTATCTGAGATGCTTGGAGGGGAAGAAGTCTTAAAAAAATGGTGGGAAACTGCTATTAGTACTTCTAGGAACGAAGCTTATAGGCAGAATGATTTAGCTCGTATAACTCAAGCCGAAGATCAGGCTGATGCCATTGCTCTTAAATTTATTGGAATGGCAAGAGATGCTGATTTGACGGTAGATGGTATTCAAGAATTTGGGACTCATACTACTTACAACATTAAGATAGATGGAGAAATAGTTCCTTACCAAGTAAAAAATCCTCCGAATGCTACTAATTTACAAGGTATTATTTCTAAATTTAGACAAGAAACGAAAAATGCTTATAAAATCTTTGATACAGGAGCAGAAATTTTAGCTTATCAAAATCAATTAAATGATCAATTACAGGGTTGGTTAAGAACTGTAGGAATAGAAGACCAAAATGCAAATGAGGCAAGCTTACGAGAGCTAATAAGATCAGGAATTAATCCAGCTAAAACTGAGGCTTTAATTCTTCATTTTGCGAAGGAAGGATGGATTACAACAGATCAAAAGACTCTTTTACTACAAAATTCCACACAGCAGAGGCAACTAGAAACGCAAAGAACTAACTTTGAAATAACGATGAAAGAGCCATATAAAAATATAGAATTAAAATTAACAACTCTATTCCAACAACTTGATGATGATAATGATCTTGAACCAGAGAAATGGACTATTGAAAATCAAACATTATTTAGAAGTGAAATTAACAATTTTAAACAAAAAGCAGAGACGATCTTTAATTCATTAAATGATGATACCTATGCAGAAAGAATTGAAAAAATAAAAATTGAAGAAAAAAATCTTCTTAAGAAAATTGATGAGTATATAGAACAAGCAAAGAATGGTGAAAATCCTTATGAAGTTCAAAATCAAAATGAATTTCAAAATAGAATTTCAGGAACAACAAACAATGAGACTGACGATAAAAATAATATTACAGAAAGCAATTTACTTGAGACGAATAATACAGGTAAAGAAATCACAACAACTCCAGAAGTTATTTCAAAAGAAGCTTACGCTCTTCTTTCCTATGAAGAGCAAAGGAAATATGAACCTGTACCAAGGACAGGAAAAGACAGACTTGAACCAGGTGGCGGTTATATTAAAGAATATAAACTTATAGAATCGGAAAGAATTTTAATCAGTAATGATCCTAATAAATATTCAGACAAGACACTTAAAGATTATTTTAAAATTAACAAGATAAAAGGAGGTAGAGGAGATGATCGACAAAATATAGCGTTAAGACAAGAAATTTTAACAACTGCTATCTACAATCAAACAGAATTAATAGAGCAAGCAAATAGATTAGAACAATTACTTGAATATTTTCCTGAAGGAATTAATGAAAAAGAGTGGAATAAATTACCCTACAATCTTAATACGAGACAGAAGATATACAGAGAGATAGATTTCAAATCAATTCAGACACTTCTTAGACGGACAAAATTAACTCCTAGACAATTTTTTGAAACCCAAATGCATCTTCATGGTTTAGAGATACCAACAGAATTATTTGACAAACTTTTCCCTGAATCAAAATGGCAAAGTATTCAGGTACAGAATCAAAGTAATTCAGAAAAGTTACAAAGTTCTAGTCCTTTTAGTGTAGATAATCTTTACAACCAAGAAATAGCACAAGTAGCCTCAACAGATTTGAAGGGAATTTTAAAAGAAGAAGTAATACCACCTCGGATAGATCCATCTGAAAATCCAGATTTATATCCAGACGGTATAGAAACAGGTAGCTATGTATTACCTAAAGATGTAACTGACGATAAAGAATTTGTATTAGCAGTTGAGAAACTATCTACTGAATTAGATATACCAGTTAATTATTTATGGGCAGTAATGGGATTTGAAACAGGTGGTACTTATGATCCTGGGCAATACAATATAGGAAAAGACGGAACTAAAGAATCAGGTTCAGGTGCTGTTGGACTAATTCAATTCATGCCAGCGACTCTAAAAGAATGGGGAGTAACAACTGAAGAAGCAGCTAACATGACAAGAGTAGAACAACTTGAATTAGTTGCTAAACATCTAAGGAGATGGACAAGACCAGGAGATGACTTTAGAGATGTTTATATGTCGATTCTTTTTCCAGTAGCAGCAGGGAAACCCAATGATTATGTTCTATTTACTAAGGGAACAAAAGAAAAGCCAAACGCTAGATACGATCAAAACATTGGCTTAGATAAAAATGGAGATGGAATAATAACAAAAGAAGAAGCAGCTAGTTCAATACTTCAATACTTACCTCCTTTACCAGTGAAAGAAGTGCCTAAGGAGCAAGATTCCAGTACCATAAGCGAAAGGTCTAATATCGCATAGAAACGAATGCCTTACGTAACGGTTACTGATCCTAAAACTGGTGAGAAACGCACTGTATGGAAAGATCAAGCATCTTTAAAACCAGGTGAATATACTTTAGCTGTTGAATCAGAGAAAGGATTTTTAGATGCTAATGAAGAAGATAACTTCCTTGTAGGAACTGCAAAAGCCGTTCCTCGCATGTTTATCAATGCAGGAATTAATGCTGTTCAAGAAGGTAGTGACACGATTAGAGATATTGGTGGAGCTTTCGGTATAGGTGAAGGAACCACAAGAGCTGAACCTGATAAACCTATTCTTGGTTTTGGTGACTGGAAACCTGAAACACTAGATAGTAGTGGTGTTGTTGAAGATATTGGAACAGGCATTCTCCAATTTGGATTGGAATGGGTTCTTCTTGCTAAAGGTTTAAAAGGTGCAAACTTAGCTTTAAAAGCAACTTCTTTAGGAAAACCATTAACCACGATAGGAGCTAAAGCAAAAAATATACAAGCAGGAGCTATTGCATTAGCTGGTAAATCACCTATTGCTCCAAAAGCAGCACAGTCTTTAACTAAGTTTGGATCAAAAGTTTTAACTGAAACTAGTCCTAGAGCAGCTGTTATTGATTTTGCTGGCTTTGACCAATACGAAGGTCGTCTTTACGACTTAGTAACTGAAGCTGATAAATGGGATGTCATCGAAAAGATTCCTCTTTTAAAGATATTGGAAACTAATCCTGAAGATGAAGGATTACAAGGTCGTGCTAAGAATGCACTTGAAGGATTTTTTATAGATCTTGGAATAGGTGGTGTTATTAGTGCTCGTTCAGTATTAAAAATCAGGAAGGCAAAGAGACTTGCGAAAGAACTTGCAGAGACACCAAAAGGATCAGCAGAATATAATGAGTTACTTCCTAAAGTTATTCAGCAAGGAGAAGAATTAGAAAAGATACCAGAGATAAAGAGAGCACTTACAGAACAACAGAAAGAAGCAAGAGTAGATAGAGCAGCTTTCGATAAAGGATTAGCACATCTACCACCAGCGGAAAGAGATCGACTCTGGAAACTACAAAGAATAAAAAGAGGCTTAGTTGTAGAACAACCTGAGTTTTATCATGGCACTCCTAATTCAATAGCAGCAAAAATCCAGAAAGAAGGATTCAAAGAATCTGATGGTTTATATGGCCCTGGTATTTATATAACAAGTAAGAAAACTGCTGCTACTAACTGGGGCGGTAGTTCAATGATGGCAGATATTAACTATGAAGATTTTGTAGATTTAGGAGATTTTCCAAAAGGAAATAACAAAGCGATTGATGCTCTTTATTCACAAGCAAGAACTTTAAGAGGACAAGGACAAAATGTATTAGTAAAAAATCATCCTCAATGGGGTGATCTGGCTATTGTCGGAAAAGATCTTGCAGATCAAAAATTCACTTCTTCCATAATTAAAGAGAAGAAAGGAGTTCCGAATGTAACACTAAAAGGTGAGAGCTTTAGCGAACAGATTGATGATCTTATACGACAACAAAATGAATTAGGCCCAGAGCCACCTAAGCCAGCTAAAGGAAAAAGTATTGTTAATGGGAAACAGACTGAAGAATATAAAACTTGGATGAGATGGAATAGAAGAAAGAAAGCTTTAGATGCAAAAGGAGCAGAACTAGACGAGCTTTACAAAGCTTCAGGTGAAGCAGAAAGAGAGATGTTTACTGATCTAGGCCCAGAGAATGAAACATTTATTGATCCTACAGGTAAGACTAATGAAGAGATGGCTAATGAAATCTATGAACAACTTCATGGAGATGCAGCAAGACAAAGAGATTTACGAGAAGAAGGAATCCACATGGAAGGTGGTGGTTGGGTTGATGCAGATGGTAATCCCGCTGGCCCAGAGAAAGTAGCAGAGATACAAGCAGCACAAGCAGCTTTTAAAGAAAGAGTAGAAACACTTGCAAATTTATTAGAAAGAGGAGATTTACCTTATTTCAGAAGAAAGACTTCTATGAGGAAGAAAGGAGTAGATGAATGGGGTGACAATGTATATGACTACAAACAAGACATAGTAAGAGATGATGATATAGCTATTGCTTTAATTAATGGTAAAAGTTTCTCTGAAATTATTGATGGTTTAAAAGCAAACAATCCCAGAAATGCTGGGCTAGGAGAGGGGAAAGTATCTCTAAGTCACCATAGAGGTGCAGACAATATAAAAGAAGCACTACGAGCACATATAGGTAAACAAGACCTTGATGTTGAAGATGTAAGAACTATCGAAAAGTTTATAGATATGATTGGAGATAGTATGTTTGATGATGTAGCTTTTAGTTTCTTCAAAAAAATAAAAGCCCAGGGTCGTTTTAATTTTGCAAATAAATTACTAGAAATAAATTCAAGAATCATAGGAGAAGGGACTTTTACTCGAACAATGGTTCACGAACTATGGCACTCATTGTCTCGATACCTTCCAGAAAAAGATCTTATAGCTTATACCAAAGAATTTGAAAAAGCAAAGACAAATTATGTAAAAAAATTAGAAACAAGAGTACAAGATTTTGGAGAAGAACTTAAAGTTCAGAATGACTTTGTAGAAAAACATAAATCAAAATTAAATGATATTCAAACTAAAGTTGATGAGCTATTAGTAAAACAAGCAAAAGGAAAACTTACAAGAAAAGAAGGAAAACGATTGGCAGCATTAAGTGATGCCGTCAGACTGATTACTGAATTTGATACGGAAGTAATAGCATGGGGAAAACTAAGGAGAGAATTAGACAATTTTAAAGAAGGTAAGTTTACTGAAGAAAATTATAGATTCAGTGAAGTTGATGAATACTTTGCAGAGATGTTGACAGATCAACTCTTCCTAAAACATTGGAAGAAAGCAGACCTTGCTCCTAGTGGAACATTTACAAGAATGATTCAAGAGATCGGATTAGTATTTAAAGACTTATGGATTAATTTAAAAGCTCAGCTTGGTGGGCCTCGTACAGAAAAAATCTTCAATGATTTCTTGAAAGGAAGAAATACTGAAAAACTTAGAGAATATTCTTTTGATATAGCAAGTAAACCTGAGGATCTTGCAGCTTATAAAGAACAGTGGCGTACTTTAGCTGGAGATATCCTTGAGGGAGCTGATGTTCGTAGGGTTGTTAGTCCAGATGAACCTTTAGTACAAATTTTATATAGAGATCTACTAGCGACAAGAGAGAAATATATGCCTTACACAAGGAAAGGTAGGCCAGAAATTCCAGATCCTTGGTCTGATTCTCCTAGAGATATGGGAGATCTTCCAGAAGATGTCCTTCGTAGTGTCAGAGATGTAGTTGAAGGGAAAAAACCATTATTAGAATCTGCTGGTATGTGGGATATAGAACAGGACGTAACGAAACTAAGATCACCTTTAAAACCAGGTGGAAAAGGTAATCGTTATTATTCTGCTGCTAGTGAAGAAGGTTCAGATTTTGAAATAATTTTAAATGCAATCAGCAAAAGATGGGATCGAGTCGAATTAACAGGGATGGAATCTTTAAGTGGTAGAGAGATTGCTCAAGAACTTGAATCAATCTTCCGTAGAGAAGGTATGAATCTTGAAGAGATTTTATATGATGAAAAAATCATAGGTGCTACAGAAGTATTCCGAAACAATAGAGAGAATATAACTAATCTAATAAAACTAAAATTTGCTCTTAATTTCTCTTCTGAACAAGCTGCTAAATGGGCAACAGAATCATTTAATGCAATGCATAATCCTCGTATTGATAGGAATAAGGCAATAATTGAAATGCATAGAAATTTAAATACAGCATTACAGTTTGCTCAGGTATATGAAATATGGACAAGACATGCTGGACAGTTACTTCAAGCAGCTCAAACACAAGTTAATGCTCAAGGTATATCTGAAACATTAAAGAGACAAGATTTAGGATTCGATAATGCTGCTGCTATTGCTGAAGCTGCAAAAATGCCAGCTGATATTGTTTTTCAAAATCTTCCTCCTGAATATTTAGATGCTGTAAGAACAGGTAACTGGACACCTAAATCTGAATCTTTCTTGTTTGAAATTCAGGGTAAAATAATGGATACAGATACAGCACATGGATTAAAAAGTATCCAAGATTTACTTGGTAAACCAGATGCAAAAGAAGGAATTAAGAAGTCTAAAAAGATAGATAATTACGAGAAGAAAACTAAAGGTTTAGCTGTTTATTATATCAACAACATATTAAGTGGAGCTAAAACCTGGGCAGTACAGCTTTCTGGTTTAGGACGGACACTAATTGAACCTACTGCTATGGCAGTTACTAGTGGAAATTACAAAATAGCGACACTGCAATATGACTACATGGTTAGAACTTTCTATGGCTCTTTAAAATTAGGTCAGAAATCATGGCTAACAGGTCAAGCTTTATATGATCCAAAAATAAGAACAGGTGCATGGTCTGTAGACCTGGCAGGAGATTTAGATATGAATAGTGCTTACGCAAAAAATCGAGCTTACCAATTAGATGATATTCATCCTTCTTACGATTTAAATAAAACTCCTTTCTTCTTAAAGGAGATGACAAATAATCCTGCTTATCATGCCGCTAATGTTCTATGGAAATTAGGTACTTGGAATATTAGAGGTCAAGCAGCTATGGATACTTTTATAAAAAGTTTAGCTGGTAATTCTTTCATCCATGCTATTGGAGTAGAAGAAGGATTAACTCAAGGAGCTGCTAAAGGATTAAAAGGTAAAAGACTAAAACAATATGCAGAAGAATGGGCTGATGGAAAGATCGAGTTTTACACCTTTGATGCTGTTATTAACGGAGAAACAATTGCTGATGCAGTTATGAAAGATGAGTCTGCAATCCAAATAGGAAGAATACTTACATTTACTGATGAGGTAAGAGCAAAAATGCCAACTAGAAGCAAGAAATATGGAATGGAGCTGGCTAGACAAAGAGGAATGACAGACCCTGCGGAAATAGAAGAATTTGCAAGACGTTATAGAAACGGAGAATTGGAAGGTGCTCAAAAACTATGGAACAACTTTACGAGATCAGCTGATGGAATAGTACAAAGAGCTGACAACCTAGAAAAACTTCCAGATGTAGGAGGTTTAACTCCCACACTTACTTCATCTTGGTCACAAGTACCTCAGTTCTGGGGAAAAATGCAATCAGCAAGGCATGGTTATCTTGCAAGCTTTATTCAGCCTTTTAATAGATCTCCTGGTGATATCACAAAGCAATGGGTCAGAATGATTCCAGGTTTAAATATGACAGTCGATACTTTCTATCGAGATCTTTTCAACGAAAATGCTTATTTAAAAAACAGATGGAAAGCAGAAATTGCAATAGGTACATCAGCTTCTGCTTTATTTGCAACAACTGTTTTACATAATGATGAATTTCCCATTGAGTTTACAGGATATGGTCCGAACGGTGCTCAAATGAGAAAAGAATGGTCAGACGCAGAAAGACCTCCATTGTCTTGGAGAACAAGAAGAAGAGATACAGATGGGAATTGGGTATATGGGCAATGGCATAGCTATAGAGGTTTTGAACCAGCAGCAACATTCATCGCAGGATTAGCAGATTACAAAATGCTATATGCAGATATGTCTGAAATAGATAGAGATAATTTAGTTGGAGGATTCTCTGCCTCTATAGCAGCACAAGTGATGTTAGGTAGATTTAATGCTACTTATTACAAGGGTATTGTTGAATTTATAGATGCTGTTGCTGATGTAATACCATTTACAAATGGTGGCTTTATGAGGAGAGAAAAAGAACCATCAGAAAGGAATAAATTAGCAAGATATGTGCAAAGATTCATTACTAATTTTATACCTGAATCAAGTCGAATGAGAGAAGTAAGTAGAGCAATGGATAGATATAAGAGAACAATTGATTCCTCTGTTAATCCAATTGAAGCTTTTAAATTTGCAGATGAAGGACTAGTCAAAGCAAGAGATGGAAGCGGAAGTATTGTTTATCTTGAAAAAGCAGATGCGAACCTAGAAGAAGGAAATCCATTTATGACATGGATAGCTGGTTTCTGGAGACAACAAATAGACGAAATCAAAAACACAATTCCAGGCTTTTCAGAAGAGCTTCCTGAAAGAATAAATTGGATCACTGGATTACCTATTCGGAATGCAGGTTTCTTAGGAAGTAATCAACTTCCTTACGATGATGCTCCTTGGTTGTCACGATTAACAGGAGCTTATTTTGGAACTTTATTTGGTGCAGTTAGTGAATTTGGATTTGGACCAAAAGGACATGTATTTGATCCTAGAACTGCTAAACAAAAAGCAAATGGAACAATAACTAAAGAATATATGGCAGCTTTAGTTAATGATGAAATGATTAAAATCTCCAGAGCTGGAGGGACTTTTCCACCACCAAGACCAACTGACTTTGGTAAAGGAATTAGATTAAGTGCACCAGCATTTAGGAAATATAAGGAATATATTTATACAGTTGAAATAGGTGGCCAAACATTATTAGAAGCTATATACAGCAGAATGAAAAGTAAGAGTTATCAACAATTCGATTATGTTATTCATCCTACAAAAGATACAAGAGGTAAAAAAGGATTTGTAAAAGCAGATTATATTCAAGAAATAATAACTCTATACAAAAACAAAGCAAAAGATCACTTCAGAAGAGATATAAACAATAAATATAGAATGGAGGTAATCCTCATTGAAAGACAGATAGAGGCAACTGAAACGAAAATCGAGGAACAAAAGAGAGATCTCTTTTACGGAGGAAGCAGTAATATAGATTTAAATGCAGAACAATTCTCAGCTCAACTCAATCAGTAGCTAAACCATGCCTTACGCTTTTGATACTTATTCAGGGAACGGTTCGTTAACTGATTTCAACATCTCCTTCCCTTACATTAACGAAGACCATGTAAAGGTTTACGTTAATTATACGCAGACCTCTTTCACCTTTGAACCAAATAAATCTACTGCTCGTCTAGCGAGTGCTCCTGCTAATGGTCTAT